CGTTCTTCCTACCGGCGATGGTATACGCTTTGTACAGAAGAATGCAGGTGTAGATGAGACTCCCGTAAACATTACTAAGTCTCAAGCTACTGATGTTGTAAACGTCTACATATCGAATAACTCTAAGCTTCTAAATCTAGAGTCCAATGTACACTTGGTTAGTTCTATTGTTACAACGCGGATTAAGCTAACTGATGGAACAGTACTATCTCAGCCTACTATTGCTTTAGGATCATTAGCTTCACCTGTAACTGATATTGAGGTTGTTACAAACGCGATTGTAGCCTCTTGGGCAGGTAATAGTGAAGTATTAGTTTCTAAAGTTAATGCAAATACACTTGAATTCAGACTACTAGACTCATCTGAATTAGATATTGAAGAGGTAACTTTCACAGCTGCAGGTTTTCTCAAAGACGGAACGAATCAGTTCGGTGCTGCTTGGTCTAGTGTTTGGCCAGGGACTTTTACTCTGAATATCAGTGGCCCTGTCAACGTTGCAAGTGGTACTCTTATAAACGTTGCTGGCGTTGCAGTTACAATATCAGGTACAGGTAGTGTAACAACACCTTCTGCTCTTGTTACACAACTAGCAGCAGGATTAGGATCATCTAGGACAATAAACGGTGTAACGTATAGTATTAGTGCGTCTGGTACTACAATTACGTTTACACCTGCTTCTGGTACCTTTACTCCTACTACACCTCTAATACTAAATATAAATGGCAGTGCAATAGCTAGACTTAATTTCTTAGGCTATCCAACCGCAACAAATACGCTAGGCGGAGGTGTACCTAGTCTACCAGTTGAGGCCCGTTTAAATGGATTAGAGCTTATTCTAGAGGCTAAAGACGTAGGTGTACAAGGTAATCTAATTGAGTACAGAGCACGTACAAGTAATCTTCTATCGATAGTAGTACTCCCAGGTGATTATGAGAGACTAGAAGGTGGTCAAGATTTAGCTACTGAGGCTTATCTCAGATATGGCACACTAGGACCCACACTCAATGAAAAAGATTTCTTAGATGGTTTAGAAGTACTAAGAAATCTTCAAGCAAACATTATTGGAGTAGCTGCTACACCAGACGAGTCAGGTAGACCTATTGAGACCTTAGACAGTATTCACTTTGCTCTAATACAGCAAGCTGAAACTGCTTCAGAGGAAGATGGTTTGAGGTTTGCTGTCTTAGCTGCACCCAAAGGCTTAACTGCCCAACAAGCTAGAAACTATATGGCAACTCAACCTAACTCCAGGTTTGGAAAGATGGTTGCCGGGTGGGTAACCTATGCAGGACAACCCATTTTAGGTCAATATGCAGTATCTCCTACTGGTTTTGCACTAGGTCACATAGCAGTAACTCCATTCCAGGTATCTACTGCTGCAAGAGCTTCATCTCCTCAGATTAGAAATGTAATTTCTACTGATGTTTCTGTTGGGCATGCTGCTAGAAACGAATATACACAGAATAGACTAGATATTATTTACCGAGAGGAAGGTAGTGGAATTATACACTTCCTAAACGGAAGAACACTATCCACTGATCCTGCTTGGTATTGGGATACAATCAGACGTGTTTATAACGTTATAAGAGAAGACCTATTCTTTAGTCTACAATGGGCTAAGTCTGAGCCTTTAACACAGCAGACTGTACGTCAGATCAAAGATGCAGTTGATAACTATCTGGAAATTAGGAAGTCGCAAGGTCTAATTCTTGATTACAGCAAGACAGAAATTAGTATCTCTAAAAACCCTGTAAGTGCTCTAATTAGCGGTAACTTAACTCTAGATGCCTACTTTACTCCAATCTATCCTGCTGATAGACTAATGATTAATTTGATAAGACAACCAGAGCGTGTAACAATTGCTCTGTAACTTACTCCACACCCTGCGTATAACGCGGGGTGTGGATTTCTAGCTTTATTTTTAAGTAAACAATAGAATCTGATAATTTAAACAGAAAGTACCATATCATATCACATAAGTTACTTATAGTCAATAAAAGCCAAATATTTATAGGTTTAATTTTAGGTTTTAACTATGGCTGTAGCAGGAAATCCTGGTCGTCCACATAACGGTGTACTTAATAACGGTATTTTTGACCCAATACAGGGTTTCGACTGCAACGTCTGGGTGCAAGGCATGTGCGGTAATGGTGCACCTAGAATGATTGGTAGATTTACTAGTGCAGTCTTAACTATACGCAATGCTACTGAAGCATACATGGAGTTAGATCAACGGGTACCCAGATACCTAGACGGAGAAATACAAATAGCCTTCGTACTTGAGCGTGGAATGATCGACACTGACATATTTGCAGAGGCAATGGGATACACGAGAATTTCTCGTGCTAACCGAATCAATAGATCTCCTAGAATCTCTGTTACCTTTAGTGTAGATGCATCTGGTGACTTTTATTCTACGAATGATGAAGGCCTATTTACTAGACCTTATAGCAATGAATTAAGAGGTATAGGAGGTAATAGTATAATATACAACCCAACTGAAGGTAGACCACAATTTGCTTTTGACCCTGCATGTGATGCCCCCGTCTTAGGTACTGGTCCAGACGAACAGCGGTATAGATCTGTTGTGGGTAGAATAAAACTACTAAACTGTAAAATTGACTCGATTAATACCGCTTTCTCTGGTGGTCGAGGTGTTGTGCCAGTTCAGCTACAAGGTGTAGCCGAAGGTTATGAATACTATAGAGAGGGACTAAACACCGCTCAGTTTAGTATAGGTGTAAATAGATTCCAAGATCTATTTGGTCCGCAGGGCGTATAATTTACCCAAAACATACGAAACTAATAAGCTAGTTCTATTAGTATAGGGCTAGCTTATTTTTATATATAAATTACTCTAGTTGTTATGACAGATTTAGCAGAATTTGAGAAAAAGAGTAGAATTGCAGATTCTGCAAATTCTAAAACTAGATTCCCTGAGACCTTCGATGGTTATACGAAAACAGAAGGAAATTCAGAAGGAAGACTTATACCTCATCACTACATAAAAAATAATAACTTCCCAACTTGTTGTTTAGTTACAGTACCTCAGCCTCATCACAGAGAGTTATTTCAGTCTAGAATTGAATACGCAAATAGGTCTCTACCCAGACCTGCTTATAAAATGGATTCTCTAGGCCAAATCTTTGTTGCAGGTAGGCGTACACCCTGGGCTATTGTAAATGCCGAATGCAAGGTAACCCGGGTATGGGCAGCAGGAGATGGTCTGGTGAGATTAGCACCATCTATGAAATTTAGAGAAGCACCTCCGGATTGGGAATCTGGGATAGGACTATTCCTATTCCCTGAAATGGAGGTAAGACTTTTCATGGGATACACCAAAAATCTTTATCAAGAGCCCTCTGACTGGCAAGATGACAGATGGTATACAAATCAAAATCCGGACGTACAACCCGTTTTTTGGGGCGTTGTAGACATGATTACCGTAAAAGGTTCTAGCAGCGGAGTCTTCTATGAGGTAGTGTTTAGAGACAAAATGAGGTATTTTGTAGACACCGTATTACATTCACCTATTTCCATTGTCACTAGACAGCATGAGGATACAGATGGGAGAGGTTATCTATCCAGAGGAATGTTTCTTCAAAATATTATTGACCAGACTTTCTTTACACCAGGTGTATTTAGACAAGAGCCTGTTGTAGGAAATAAATTTATTTATGATCGTAGCCAAGCTGCAAATAGCAGGCAAGACACGGTTGATCAGACTTTCTTTACACCAGATGCATTTAGACTGGAGTCTGCTGCAGAGAATGAGTTTGCTTATGACCGTAACCAAGCTGCACACCGCAGAACCAGTGTTATGTCTTCACATAATTCTCCGCATAGTTCTGTTAGCCCTGTAAAAGCACAATTTCCTTGCGATACAAAATATGATTTAGAGATTACCGGTATATTTGGTGGTCCAGATCAAACTAGAAAGCCATTTGTTATGGATTATGCATGTTACGACAGCATAAGTCTAGTTGATAAAGATGTCTTTCCACATCTAAATAAAGTAGAAGATGGGGGCAGTACACAGAGTGAAGAACAGAAATTAAAACTGCAGCAAGATTTTATGTTTGGTGACTGCAGTGTTATGAAAACTCAATTAGAAAACTCTCAGCCACCATTTGATGAGAGTGCGAAGAGACTAAAATCTGTTATGGAATTACTTATAAAGCGATCTAGAACTTCTGATGACGCTAGACGAGGTTTAAAATCAGGGTTTTATGACATAGAAGTGGGGGATGATGACCCAGAAGTAAAAACTTTCTTTGATAGTCAAGCAAGTGGTAATAACTTAACTGCTTTCTTCTTTGATTCAAGAAGAGAACAGATGCCCGCTGTAGTAGCAGCACCGCAGTCTTCCGATGCACCACACGGATTAAATGTAGTTACTCTAATAAATTCTAATGTAGAAGGTCAACCTCCAATAGACGTTATTAGGTACTTAGCTAACTCTGAACTATGGCCAACTGAAGTTTTTGTTGACCATAGAACGGGTCATTTTTTCTATATTCCAAGAGCAACACACTTTAGAAAAGATGGCATGCCATCTAGAGTATATGTAATTGGTAGACCGGTTGAGATAAATAATAAGATATATCCACCCAATGTACATGAATGGCAAATGGAGTGGAATACGCTAGGTTATAAAAATAATTTTCATGTTATGTCTGTAGGTTCATCTAGTGGTGGTTCAGAGTTACCACTACATTATTACTTCTCGCTAGTAGAATCACCGGGTGGTAGAATTCTACCCAGCTACATAGCACCTAGACATGTTCGTATTGCCGATCCTACTGCGTCTTTAGACAGCACAGGTGCAAAAAATGCATTGGTGACTTCTCTCAGCATGGCTAGAGCTTTAGCTAGAGATATTAGAGTTGGAACAATAGTTGTAGATGGGGATCCTAAACTACTACCTGGCCATTCTTGTTGGATATTTAATGCTGGACTGTTTAACGTAGACTCCTTACAAATGACCGCAGAAGAGTACACTAGATCAATTACACCTAATGCACTTAGTGAATATATGAATAAAGCATATAACTGCTATAGAGATAATGCGCTAGGTCAGACTAGTAATAGACAATACTTCGGTGTACCTGCATCTATGACAATAGCAAACGATGCTAATAAAACTTTATCTAGTTCAATAGTTGATGATGATAAAGCAACTGAATTTGATAAGTTAGTAGGAAAAGAACCTTTATATAGAGGATCTAACCAAACACGTCAAACAGGTATTATTTTGAGGGTCGACACTGTTCAACACGTATTTTGTATTAATTTACGAAAAGGCTATCAAACCGAGATTTTGTTGGGAGAATTACTATAAGTATGGCAACTCAGTTACTAAATAATGTATTTCCTGGATCTAGAGCTGCTATTTTTAATAGGCAGTCTGACATGATTCAGAAGTACGTTACGCCTACGGGTAGTCCAGAAGAGGTATTGACTGCTGCACCCCATTTAGAATCACGTAGACAGAGTCTAACAATCGGTAATAAGAGGATTGGTGGACACCAAGTTGGTATACAGATAATGACTAGTGAATCTGTATCTCCTTTTGGTGTAGGTGAGTTTGTAAGACCACCAGCTCCTAATACAGAGCTAATTGTATCTCCTGTAAACGGAATGAATCGATATGTATCACATGGTGGAGGTTTGTTCTTTACAGGTAAAGGTAATAATAATATTAGTGAATCTATACAGTCAGCTGATTCTTCTTTAGGTAGGGGTTTATCGTATCCTAGAGATCCTATTTGGTTAATAGGAGGTAATGAGGGTTCCCCTATAGTAGATAGGCTTACACGAACATTAAAGTACTATCCACAAACACTTGAGACAACTGATAGACCTATTCAGTTAATAAGTCATCTAGATACAAAAAATGAACCAACGAGATCTGAGATTATTGTTCCAGGTTCAATGGAGACAACTGATTGGAGTGGTAACAAAAGCAGAGTAGAACTGGGTACTGTTAATAGTACAAATTTTTCGGATGAGTTTCACAAAGATCATGGTATGCGTAGAGACTATTCTGAACAGAGAACGCTAGCTAATGTTCATGAACATAATTATTGGCAAGCAGCTTGTAAGGTAGCGATAGATGCTTGGATTAAAAATGAAGAACTTATTGGAATGAAGTAATGTTCGGTGTTTTAGAAAAAGAAATAAAAAACATAAGTCCTCTCTATCAGAGAGAAGACTTATTGAATCAGTTAGCTTTTGCGGTTTTCTCTACTTCTGAATCTTTTGTCTTTAAACAGAGTAAATCAACTGTAGTTCTCATTGATAAACCTAATTTAGTAAGTAACAGTGCAAAATTTAGTTCAGTTATAAATCGAACTAAAGAGGTAAATACACTAGAAACTTCAACTACTAGCAATGATCCTAATACTGTTCAAAACAAAACAGATCCCATAGAACTTAATTTATTAGGTTTAACTTTGATAAGTTTACCTTCAGTACTTCTTGAATACTAATAGGTATATAAGAGTTATGGAATCTCAATACGGTTGGAATAGATATTCAGGTAACTATAGCCTTAAGGAACCAGAAACAGACTCTACAAACTTTACTTTATTAGTAGGAAAGGCAACAAAGTTATCTATACCAAACATAGCTAACTTACCTAACTGGAAAGACCACACAACCAATACTACATATAAACTAGCACTACAAGCTCTAACTATTGCAGAGTCTTTAGGTTTAATTGGACGTTACGAAGCAAGAGAAAAATCTAATTTAGAGCGTAGTAGAAAACTACGGTTCTCTAGTCCTAAGGGTAAATGTAACGTATCTCGTTTATCTCCTGTAAGAGAACTAAGAAATCCATTTTACCAGGTTGGAAGTTATTTTATAAAACATCCTGAGCATCCAGTAAGAGAGAAAGAGTGGGTAATGTCAGAAGTTTGGGGTAGTAACTATGCCCGTTGGTTTCATTTTCCTACACCAGACTTTACTTGGGTTTCTCCTATATCTGATTTCTTGGGTTGTGAGCCACAGGTATGACTAGAGTACAATCAAACATAGAAATACCAGTAGATATTTTTGGTATAGACCCTAAATACCTAGAGAATCCTAGTCTAGTTGCAGATGACAATGAACTATCAAACATATTCTCACAGGAATTTGCATCTGTAGCTGGACTAGCTGCACACGGTAAGTACTATCTTAGATACAGAGATAAACAAAACTTTTTAGAATCTAACTCCTCGAGATATGTTGAACCAAGACTACCAAGAAGAAAGCAAACTACTAAGCTGCATAAGCAGCTATTTAGGTTAGTAATTGCGTTGTCTTCTACTGTTGATCTACTTCTAGTTACAAATACACAATATACTGTAAATTCCTTACCGAATAGAAGTCCGATCGAATTAACCGTACATGCTAAGCGCTGGAGACTTAAACCTAAAAGTGCAGACTTTTATCCTAAATACAGCTTTTCAGATCCTCAAAATTTACCTGAAATAGGTGCTTCTTTACCTGGTAACATGCTTAGTTTTCTTAAGGTGAATAAACCAGATCCAACTTATATAGAAATTTATCAAGCAATTTTGTCTAATACAGAGACAGTTTTAAACTCGAATAAACCTGATCCTCTATTACTCTCTAGATTTATACTTCGTAGCTCACCAGAGCTAGAAAGAGCAAGACAAATACTAACTGCGTTTGTAAATTCTATCGTTTTAGTAAATCTACCAATCTCAAAAGTGTACTCACCTGGTTTTAGTATAAATACTAGAACCGATATTATAACTAGGTTAATAAACATTGGTAACATTGCAACAGATGAGTTAGATAAGGCTGTAATTTTTAATAAGCTAGCTGAAAATATTTTTACAGGTAATTATACAGACGACGATATTGACCTGCTTAAGAAGCTAATAAGTATCGATCCAGCCTTATTTTATGATTCTGTTTTACTCAGTAGAATAAGTTCATCTAATGAACTCTTAGATAAACTGATTAGTTCTTATATTAATGTATTGAATCCAAATGAAACAATTCACGATTTATTGGAAACTTACCTAGAGGAGTCTAGTACATTAGACGGTGCCTTAGGTATACCAGGTAATTATGTTGCTGCAGGTACCGTACATGTATTAAAGGTCTTGTTCATTCTAAATGATCTAACGCAAGGAATTGTTGATTCAGATGCTTTTAAAGCATGTATACCGATACTAGTACAGGGCATTAAATTTATTAACGATAGTAAGTTAGAACAATTTAACATGATTATAGTTAAGTTAGTCTCAATACTTAATATTCTTAAACAGACTGATATTGATGCTTTAACAACTGTTAGTAATGCAAGATTCTTACAGCTACAGAAAACTATAAAGGCTAAATAGAGAAAAATGACAACTTGTATAAATTCAAATTTAGGGGTTTCTCGTTTAACAAATATTGTTTTACCAAGAATCCTACAAGTACTAAACCTAAACAATAGTGAAAGTATATCTTCAGACTTTACCTCTATACCCGGTACTTACATACCTACCTTAGAGAGCGATGATATTGGTCTACCTGGGATATTTATACCGGAAGATATAAATATAAGACCATTTATTCCTATTGTCGGATTACCTGTAGTTGACTTTGTTGAGAAGATACCCAATAGACCAGGTATACCTGGAATAATACTAGTACCTAATGATAATAATCCACCTATATTTGTACCAGAGTTACCTATAGATAATACAATTGAAGGTGTTTTCATACCAGGTATTCCTGGAGCTTATATAAAACCACCAATAGTAGACTCAACGAACTTAGACTCAGTTAACTATTTAATTAGTGACTTTGTACCAAGTGTAGAACTAAACCGTATAGATCCGTATGAGCTATCACTACCAAACTATAACAATGATTATGTTAGAGGTCCAATATTTGTACCAAACAACTCTGTAATACTACCAACTGATTTTACTTCTAATACTTCAGTAATACCGGGTATTCTAATACCTGGTTCTAATGAGAGTTATGAACCTGTAGTTGTAGATGTAGATAATCAAAATAACCAGGATGATAGAGATAATATAAGTATTGAGGGATTAATACCCGGTTTACCTGCAATTAGTTTTCCAATAAACTTAGGCGATCTTGTAACTGGAATATTTATTCCAAATAACCCCTTAATTCCCCCCTTTATTCCGGGTTTCCCTTATATACCTCAAGATTTTTTACCAACACTAAATTCTGGAAATAATAAACTAACTACACAGCCTATACCAATTTTAGTACCTAACAAAAATTTAATTAACTCTAACGTTAACGTAGGAGATCTAAACCTATCAACACCAACTTTATCTGTACCTAGTATAAATATTAGTCCTAGTAGTCTAGGTGTATTTGAGGATACTCCTAATACAGAGATTTCTTTCGATGAATTTACACGATTTGAAATAATACCTATTAGAACAGTTCATGAGAATCTAAGAGAAATTAATAGAGATATAACTATAATAATTTCCAAAATAAAAACATTTACAAAATACATAGATAAATATGTAGAAACACAAGGCTTAAACTTTGTTAATCAAGCAAATGTTACTAGATATGAAATTATTGAGTCTAGTGTAACTAATAGCATTGCAACAGCGGAGATATTAGTAGATAGGTTTAAATCAGATAATAACTTTTATAAGTCCTATTGGGAAATACCTTTTGAGTATGACGGTGTATATAAAAGAACTCAAGAAAGAACTAAGGAAATTTATCAAAATAGCTACTCAACTGCAAATATAATCATGTCTCATGTTACCCAAGGTAACAAAGTTGATTTTCGTGCTGGTAGGGTTATAAATCAGGCTACACATTTTATAAACCTAGCTAAGGCTGAAATACAGAATTACGCACCTATAACAACTACAATAAGTGAAGTGATGGAAACTCAGTCTGTTTCTAATAGACTTACTTCAGATGAAATAGAGTTTAATTCTATGGTTAACATAATTAGAACATCCGAACAACAGCACTTAATCAGTAACCGGTTTTCACATATATCTAAACTGGCTGACTGGAGAACAGAAACCTACATTGAGCACATCAAGAAAGATAAGCTTACATTAATTGGTGGTTCTGAATCTAAAGAGATTAAAGGTTCAGTTACTTATAGTGCAGATGGTACCGTAACAATTACATCGAATAGTAGACTGATTTTAAATGCACCTGAAATAGTCTTAAATGGTATGCAAGTAGTAGGTGTCTATCAACCTGTAGAAATTAATAATCCAGAAGTACCTGCTGTACAAGAAGAGTCTCTTAAACCCTACTACGAGAGAGTGAGCTCACATCCTTCTAATCTTGCTAGTTCTGGTTATGGAGATATACCAAGAGATACCGATAAAATTCCACCTCCGACAGTAGGAACAGAAGGCACTATAATGAGTCATCTTGTCTCTCCTGGTGTTGCTGCTCGTCAATACAAACAGGTAAAGTAATAATCATTTGAGTGATAGGTTAAGTTATATGAGTAAACAACTAGTTGGATTAGAGTCGCTTAATAACGATGTATTAAGAATAACAGCTAAATTTCTAGATCGTGTAGAGTTTAAAGGCACCTCTGCTATTGAGTTAGCTAGACTAATAAACTTAACTAAAGATCTAGGAATTCTTAAACAGAACTTAGATGAGAGAACACTGAAGCTTCTTATATCTGCATTAGAATCTAGTTCAGGATTTGGCTCAGAATCTCTAGATTGGGTTCATGTATATACGGTGTATATAGCTATTTATGAGAAAAACTATTTAGAGCAAAGCGAATAAAATAATGAATACACCCGAGTTGAGTAAAACGGACTTAGAAAGACTTTATACAGACATTGGTTGGTTTGTAGGTAACTCTGCTTTAGCGGGAGAAGCTTTACGTGGAGGAGATATAGCTATAGCGTCTAACTCTGATTTTGTTGTACGTTCAGGTGTAAGTGAAATTGTCGAGTCTCTAAAGCGTAGGTTATCTACTCCTAGAACTTTTTATGAAAGGTGGATTTTAGATGTAGATGGTTTAGTTTCAATTGATTCAGATTATGGCAATCCAGCATTTAATACTTTATCTGAACCAATGACTAGTTCATGGTTAAGATCAATGTTAGATTTTATTACTTTAACTGTAAATCAAGACGATAGAGTTGATCTAATAAATGTTACTGTAGGTACTATTTCTCCTCAGTCTGGCTTAGTTACGTTCGTAATAGAATACAAAATTATTGGTTCAGACATTGTATATTCGATGCAATTAGAGTCTAACGGGGAAGAATTATTATTAACCCCAGATTAGTTGTATGAGTATAACTTTTAGGAATATAAATACGCTCTTTAATGACTTAGCACAAACATTAAGTCAAGTAGGTTCGCGTTTAACTAATTTTAGACAGGGGTCAGGTTTATATACACTATCTAGAGCGTGGCTAACATTATTAGCAAGAACAGAAGTTGAACTAAGAGACTTAGTGCTAAGTTTTTATACTCAACTTGCTACCGGTGATGATCTAGATAGAAGAGTAGAAGATTTTGGATTAAAAAGGAAAGACGGTAGTTATGCTTCAGGTAGAATTAGCATAGTTGCTAATCTTCCTACAGTTGCAGTCTTACCTAGATACTCTTTAGTTCAGGTACCAAACAGCAACATATCGTTTTTAACTCAGACGGAGATTACAGTAGGCGGTAGGAATGCAACAAGTGTAGATATTATTTCTACAAATCCAACTGCCATCTCTTTACCCGCTGGCTCTAGATTAGTTATACCGGCTTTACCTAATGCTGTAGTAACTACAGTACAGGCAATTCAGGGTGGATCACCCCCTGAAACAGATAAAGAGCTTAGACAAAGGTTTCAAGATTTCATACTCAGTCTACAGGAAAGTACTCTACGTGGGGTATGCAGAGCCGTTCTAGCTATACCCGGTGTTACTCAAGTTATAATATTGGACCAATATCCAATACAAGGAGTTTTTACCGTAGTTTATGACACTAATACTCCAGATCCGAATGATTTACTACTATCTGTAAAAGGAGCAGTAGAAACAACAAAAGGTTTAGGAGTACCTTATCAAATCATACCTGTTATTCGTAGAAAAATTGATTTATTAATCAGAGTTACCTATGTTAACAGTAGTGTTGTAAATGAAGCTGAATTAGATATAACTAGAGTACTCTCTAATATCAAACCTGGTATTGGAGTTCCTATAAACATATCAACCTTAATTAGTTCTATTTTAAGAGCTAATAGCGGTATTGTTGACGTGGCTGTACTATCTCCAGGAAACAATATTGTACCTAGAGAGTTCGAACGTCTGATTATTAATAGCTTTAAAGTTGAGAGGTTGATCCTATAGTGTCTAAGGAATTAAGACCAGATGAGAAATTTTTAAGTGACTTAGCCTTCAAGGTATTTATGTCAACAATACCTCAAGGTTATAGATTTTTTGGTAGAGACAATCTAGTATATCCCGAACAATTGAAATTATTTGCTAAGGGATTCTCCGACTTAGTTGGACATCTTTGGTTTAATATCAAGTCGGCTAAGCGTGCAACTTTGATGCGAAAAGCCTGGTCAGAGTATTTAGATTTATGGGCGCTTGAAGCAAACCTACAACGCAGGAAAGGAGAGTCTGATATATCTTTACGCAGGCGGGTTATAATGGCGATTCTAGGCCTAAAAACTAGTAAACCGGGAACAAAAGATCAGGTTGCAGATTTAATTGCTAAGAATGGATTTTTGCTTTATGAAGCCTGGAGAGAATTAGCTTACTTACAACAACCTAACTTTAGATCTTTTGTTTCGCTATTAAATGGCAGGACTGGTTCCAGTGTGTTGATGGATCAAAGTTTTTATCGCATAAATACATACTCTGTAGATCTTTATGAAGACGAATATGCTGAGTTAGTTGCACTGTTAGTGCAAAAAATAAATGAGATAAAAACACTTGGGGTTAAGGCATTTATTAGACAAGGTTTTCAGGGTTCTATACCAAAAGATAAGAGTAGGATTAGTTTTGGAGAATACAATACAAACCAAGAACTCTGCTCATCTGTATTTGAACCAGATGTCTTTGAACCTCAGGTATTCTATGAGCAGATTTGTATGCCGCCTAGAAAAAACCCATTCCAAACTAAGATACTTACAAATAATCGGTTATATATAAAAACATCAGAAGATAAGTTCTTAGTAGCTACTGGAATCCTATAATGGCAATTGTATACAGAAATGTAAAAGGATTACCTTTATCTGCAGATGAATACGATCAAAATATTGATGAAATAATAGCTCTAACAACCAATAGAGCAAACCACGTTGGTACTCAGCCAGCTTCTACCATATCTGATTTTGCCTCTGCTGTAGAGAGTCTAGATATTATTAGCGGAAGTTTTGGATTAAAAACTAAATTAGATTTACTAACCAACTTCACTACTCCAGTAGATATTGGAGCACTAGTTAATAACTCGCATAGTCCTGTTACAATTAGTTCCACTAATTCTAATGGTCTGTTTATAAATCAACAAGAACTAGGTCTAACTTTGGCTAGCTCTACAACTAATGGAGCTTTGAGTTCTAGCGATTGGAATTTATTTAATAACAAAATCTCTAGCGCTACTAGCTTAGGTACAAGCGCAGGTAAACAAGATGTTTATGCCGGACAAATAGGTACTACATTAAGATACAAAAGTTTAGTTGGAAGTAATGGTATTGTTCTGACATCTAACGCAACTGAAATCAATATATCTTTAGCGGAAAATATTGCTAATTCTTTAAGAGTTAGTCGCTATGATGTAGTGATTAACACAATGAAAGATAGTACAACCGTGTTAGGTACTCTACCAAGCAATGCAGTTGTTTTGTTTTTTAAGTCAAAAGTCAAAGTAGTTGCAAATGATCCAGCAACGATATCTATTGCATATGGTAACGATGTTGTCATAGACTTTGGTACAATTAAACCGCAGGAATCTAACCAAGCAACTCACTTTGATGTTGTTATATCCAATCCACTACCAACCGATGTATTAGCTATATTAGGTCCTAGCTTAGCTTCTACCGGAATAGTGACGATTTATGTTGGTTATATAGCATGACTACTAAGGCAAGTTTTACAGATCAGTATAGATCTTACTTAGCTAAGTTAGCTTTGGTAGAAAACTCTTATTACATTGGTATAGCACAGACAGATCCCTGGCCAAATGAAATTGATGAAATTTCTGAGAATAGAGATCTACCTGAACCTGTACTACCAAGTATTGGACTACAAGATTTAATAGGAATCGTGCGTGTAAAGGCTATACAATCTTTAGTTCCAGTTGATTTAGTAAAGTATCCTAAGAGTCTAGAATATAAACAAGCTATTGATCTATCAACTTCGGACCGATTTATATCGTTACTAACTTTTGATAACTTAGTTTGGCTATATGATCGTAATAACAATTTATTGACTTCAATTGTATCAGATCAGTTAACAAGACAAAACTCTAGATCTATTATAAGTAATTTTGAGTTACCTAGTTTAATTTGTAATGACAAGTTGGGATATCTATTTGGTTTAGTAGGGAATCAACTCACTAACGATTTAAGACTGGTCAAATATACAAACCTGTCGAGA